CGCATAGGGTAAACGCTGAGGGCAACACCAAGGACCGTATCACTGGTATCAGCAGCATGCACGAAGACCTCAAATGCCCCGACCAGATCACACCTGGTTTTGTGTATGAAATCCAACAGCACCCACGCAACTGGGACAAGCTGCCACCTTGGGCTAAGGACGAGATCAAAGCCAGTGACGAGTATAAGGCAATCACAGGCAATGACGACAGCGCCAACACCGTAGCCGAGGAAGAAGTCGATGCGGTTCCGTTCTGAAGTTAAGACCGGTGTCTACGACGGGATGGCCGATCCCGACTATCGTCGGGACGGCGCCCTGTCCACCTCGCTGCTGAAGGAAATGGGTAAATCACCCAAGCGCTTTCACGCGAAATGGACGGGGCTTATCCCCAACGTCGACACTGAGTGTTTCCGGTTCGGTCGGCTGTTCCACATGTATGTGCTCGAGCCAGATCGATTCCATAAGGAAGTCATTGTTTGCCCAGATGAACGACAGGATCGTCGCCTGAAGGAAAACAAGCAGTGGTGGGCAAAGGTCAAAGAAAACGGTGCCGAGGTTATCAAGGAGAAGGAGCTAGAGAAGGTGATTGCCATGGCTGATGCGTTCTATGCATTGCCTGGAATTAACAACATGAAAGGCTCCCGCACTGAGTTGAGCGTATTTGCCAACGGCCTCAGGAAAGGCATCGACGCCAAATGCCGAATTGACATGGAGAAAGACGGGGTAGTGGTGGACATCAAAACCACTCGTGAAGGTGGAGCATCTCCCAGGGAGTTCATGCGAACCTCACGCTCGTTCAAGTATGCATGGCAGGAGGCTAGTTACCGTGCGACATGCAAAGCAGCTGGGTTAGAGCTGAAAACATGGCACTGGGCAGTTATCGAGAAGGAGCCGCCGTTTGAGGCTGCGATATACACCTTCACCGGCGATGACATTGCTAGGGCCACTCGAGAGGTGAATGAAGCCTACACGACCCTGCAAAGCTGCCTGAACCTGGACTCATGGCCCTCACACACACCGACACAACCGCAGGAGCTGCAGCTCTACGGCGGTTTGTGAATAAGTCGGAGTAGGGGTAGGACGGAATTTGTCCTACCGGATCCACGATAGTGGGAAAACGCAAGAAACTGGTCCTACGGAAGGAGGCTTGGGACAAGCTCCCGAGCCTCCTCCAGGACGCAACCACTAAGTTCATGGTGAGGGAGGTGTTCTACTTTGACCCTCCGATTGAACTGCCACCCGCCTCTCCAGAAGGCATCCACTACAGGTCAAATGACCACCAACAATACCTGGACTATGTCCGCGAACAGCTGGGCAGGGGAGTCAGGGACAGGGGAATCCTGAGGTCGTTCATTGTTGGTTTAGGTGGGTGCGGTCTGGAGGGTCGAGAACTGATCGAGCGCATCAAGACCAAGCTACTCAAATGAATAAGAAACCATACATACCAGACTGGATCTTCCGACAAGGCTTCAGCGCACATCAGCTGGCGATCTACCTGTATGTCTACATGCGAGGTCAGTGCTTCGAGACGAAGAAAAAAATATACAAGGCCCTGCGAATCAACTCAGGAGCCTTCTACTCAAACCTCAACGCATTAGTGCAAGCAGGTTGGATCATGAAGTCCTACGAAAGGAAAGGCAAAGCAGTGACTTACACGGCACGACTTGATGGTGCCGAACTATCGGACAGGCCAATCAAGCCGAAGCGCAAAGCCACCACCCGCAAAGACAGGGAAGCGCGAAACATGATCATGCTGGATGACCTCAGGGTTCACCTAAGCAAGAACGGCCTCGACCCTGAGTCGAGCGATAAATCGAACGTCGCCTGATACCGCTATGAGCAAAGAAACCAAACCATCACCAATGTCCGTATCGGTCGAGGTGCCGATGGACGTATCCGCTGAGAAGGCATTCCTTGGGTGTTGCCTGACGGGTGCATTTGAGCAGGCGCTAGAGCTAGGAGCATGTGAGGATCATTTCAACGAGATGAACTGCAAGCTGATCTGGCAAGCAATGTATTCACTCAATGCTGACGGGCTAGAAATCGACCCTGTCACGGTTTGCAAAAAGGCTGACGGGCTCCTCATGTTTGTTGACTCGCTAGTCGCAAATGCACCTGCATCAGCCAACCTGTCCTACTACTGGGAAGACCTCAACAATGCCTGTGTCAGGCGTCGCATATTCAAGCGCTTCCACGACACGATCAACATGTGCAGCGACCCTGAGGTAGGCATCCACTCGCTCCTGCACCACATGGAGCAAGCCTTCTTCGATGTCACAACCAAATCAACCTCAGCCAAAGATCAGAAGAAAGCTTGGTCCGAACTGCTAAGCTTGTTGAGTTCTGCTTACGGCAAAGGTCTACCTGAAAACGGCCTCCTCACCGACATCTATCCAGTCGACAAAATCATCAGAGGATTCAAACCAGGCAGCATGAACATCCTCGCTGCTCGTCCTGGTAGAGGTAAGTCAGCCTTCGCAGTGCAGATCATGCGAAACGTGGCAATGCAGGGTAAGCACTGCGTCTACTGGTCGTATGAGATGCCGTTCAACCAAGTCGCTAACCGTTTGATTGCCTGTCACACGGGCTTGGATATGCAGTGCTACCTAGAGACAGGGAAGCTGGATAACGATCAAGCATTGTTCAACGGGTTTAAGGAGACTGCATCGATGCCAATCCACATCGAGGATTCGGTGGATAAGAACATTGCCAACATCCGCTCTGAGGCTCGGAGGTTTGCAAAGGAGAAGAACACCTCGTTGTTCATCATCGATTACCTGCAGCTGGTCCCACCACATCGCCGCAGCAGTAACCGCACAGTAGAGGTCAGTGAAATCAGTCGAGCGATCAAGAAAGCTGCGATGGAAACTGGCGTGCCTTTCCTGGTGCTCGCTCAGATGAATCGATCTATCGAAGAACGTGGTGCCAACTCTGAACCACGACTGGCAGACCTCCGAGAGTCAGGGTCGCTAGAGCAGGACGCCGACACGGTAACGTTCCTAAATGATGACCCAGATGACAAATCCCTCATCAACGTTCTGGTTAAGAAAAACCGTCACGGTGGCGAAGGCACAACCTGTCTTGAGTGGACACGATGGAACGGTCGATTTGAGGCCGCTGAAATGCCCGTAAAGAAAATCAGCAAGCCCGCATTTTGAGTATGGCAAGAAAGACGAAATTGATCATTGGGCTGGCAGGGAAAATGCGCAGCGGTAAGACATCCGCAGCCAAGTTCCTGTGCCATGGGTTCGAGCAAGCAGGGTATGACCCGATCAGGTTGGGGTTCTCAGATTACCTCAAGAACAAGCTATCCCTGGTGACAGGGCCGCTGAATGACGACGACAAATGCAGAGCCAGACCAGCGCTCAGGGGTTTGGCTGACTTCTTCAAATATCGCCACGGTGAACGGTTCTTCGTTGAGCAATGGCTGAAGATCGCCAACGAGTTCGGTGAGCGTGGTGTGAATGTCTTCATCATCGACGACGTGCGCTATCCCTACGAAGCACAGTTCATCTGGGATCATGGTGGCGATGTGGTCCGTCTAAAGCGACCTGAGACCGATGCCACAAATGACAATCATGCCAGTGAGACGTCAGTGGATGAGATTGATGCTGACTACACGGTCACTGCTTCCGAGCTACAGGATCTCACCGACCAACTCAAAGCGATCTACCTATGATCAACAATCGATACGTCGTATCCAACCATGAACCATGGGAGTCATTTGTGTCCAAATTCAACGGCAGCATCCCCAGTGTTGCCGCTGTTGCCAAGTATTTGGTCAAGCAGGGTCATAAGCTTGAAGTCAACGGCCTTGAGATGCGTCCGCATGGCGATCTGGTGGACAAAGGTGACATCTGGGTTTTAAAAGACGACGGCACTCCAGACTACCGAGTGGAGGTCAGGCAACTGACAAAGGAAGACTTCACATGCGCTGACGACTTTCGCCATCCAGTCATGACGCACTACTTCTGCATCGATTGGGCGAAACTAGACCCCAAACCCAAATGGGTATTCATCGTCAATCGGGCATGCACTCATGCAGCCAAAATCAAATGCGGTAACGAGGTCGCCAACTGGCTGGTGACTAATGCACCTCGATACTCAAGTTACGCAGTTCTTAAAGATACACCCGAATACGTGAGCCTATGATGAACAATGAGTCATACAGCTGGGAAGAAAGCACTCAGGAGCTCTATGAGATGTTCAAGCGCGGTGAGAAGTATTTCTGGTCTAAGCCGCATCGCAAGAAACTGAGAACGCAATGGCGAGGCAACAACCCTAAACCACCGACGCCGCTACCTGGAACCGATGACAAGGAGAAGGAATGACATGCCAGCAATGCGAGGGCAGGGGATATGTCACAGGTCAATCACGAACGGAAATTTGCCCAGCCTGTGGTGGCTGGGGATACAAGGAAGGAAAGCATGCGCCTAGAACCACAAGTGCTGCTAAAGCACCCGCACGGAATCACAATGCAGTGGTGGAATGTCGCCGAGAACTATCTCGTCATCGCCACCTACCAACCTACCGACAACGGTAAGTATGCATTGACCAACGTTGCGGGTCCGTGGTCGGGAGTGGAGAAGCCAGTTGAGTCATCGCCTGAAACATGGAAGCCCTGCATTGTGCCAGGGTTTGACCAGGAGCGAGCGTTTGCACTCGACAGGGCTGATCTAGTCCTGACCGCACTCAACGCCTCATACGGAGGCCCTCAGGTGCTCAAGTCATTGTTTGATGGTCCCATCATGGGATTCACTGAACTGGCTGAGAACTAGCCTGTGAACGCAAGCTGGGGGCAGCAGCAAACTGCTCCCAGCCTTTACGAATTTCATCAACGTCAGACAGCTACGGGTAATGCGGCGGCGAGGGTTTTTTGCATTGGTTTTCCCCTGGCTGGTGAGCATAGCGCCCGTCCAGTAACCGCATAAAAGCTGGACCTGTCTGACAAATTCGTTGTTCCACAACTGTAACAGAACTTCTCAGCAATGTGTGCGAGGTTAATGATTACCTAGTTGTTCAGGCCCCCTAACCTAGGGTGTGTCGCGTCGTAACATGACCGTCATAAAGCGATCAAAAAACGGCACACTGAGCAGGATTTAACATTCGTGCTGAACTTATGAAAGTTGGCACAGGTTGGCATGGGATTTGCAAACATTCCGGCCACATAAGTTAACCGCTCGTCGGACAGCTTGGTAGGAACCGCCCGTTCCTTAATTCGGGAAACTAAACCTTAGAGGCAAGCCATGGGCTTGTATCTCTACTGATGCCTGATGGCTCAACGAAGAACGCGTTGGGATAACCAATCCTAAACTGACCTAAGCACTGACTGTGCAGTCCGAGAAAAACCCGAGAGACCTTACCAGACAACACCCACGGCTGACCTGAGCCTTCCTCAATCAGGAACACCTGCTGACACAACCGCTGTATAGTCAGCAGCTTTCAACGAAACCAACCGCCAGCTCGATTGGCTGGCGCTAAGCCACGCAGGTGAATTGTGCCAAAATTCGGAGCAGTTCATCACAGGAGAACTACGCCCTCGTGACTTAGAAACAGCAATAACTCAGTAGAAAAATCAGTCTATGAGCGCAAAGCCTAAGACCGACGACACTGTCGTCATTGTGAGAGAAACAACGACCACCAATGTGGTTCGTGAATACATCAAAGTCAGCAAAGACCTCTACGCTGACACCGAAACAACATGCGACGCCTTGCTCCAGCACGGGACCAAGATCGTCAACAAGAAACCACAGACCAGCGTTCGCATGTATGCCTACGAGCCAGTGAACAGCTGGAACAAACTCAGCAGCACTCATCAGCTGCTAACCAAAAACATGGTGGTGGAGAAGACCGGCGAAGCCGCTGGCAAACACTACCGATCACTCAAAACTATCAAACACTAGAAAGGAAGACTATGTCCGAGAACAACGAAGTTATCACAATATCAGTAGGTCAAGAAATGACCGTCTTTGAACAATACGCATTTCAAATGACCAAGTATGAAATGTGGCACAGGTATCCAGAAACGATGGGTATGAATGCCGAAGCCATCATAGATTGGATCAATGCAAACGAGCACCGCATTGCAGGAGACCTGTCAGACAGAACCTATGACGCTGTAGCTCAGAATGCGTTGCTGCAGCAAACCGATCATATGAATGATGCAGAAATTATGAACATCACTGCGGACGCTGATCTCTCTGATTTTGCATCAAGCATGGAGGGGCGAGGCATGGATCGCGTTGATCAGATAAAAACGGAGGGGAACGGTATTATCGATGCCGAGATGCTTAGTGCTTCCGCGAAAAATCTAAAATATGACCCCCATGGTTATGATGATGATGCACCCGAAGGCCCGCAGTGCATTGCTGATTGCGGAGCATATGACAAAGGCATGATCGCATTCCACATGTATGCCACAAAAGCTGGCTTGGACGTTGATGAGTTCAAACAGTTCTATCTGGCTGGAGTTGAGTTTTTACGGGATGACATGACATGGGATGACCTGGTCGAGGAGGGTTATGATTCTGATGAATTTAAGGAGGCGCTGTCCAAAAAATCGCTGAAAGAAATACTGGACATGAATCGCAAGTTCATTGCTGCAGCAAACGCAGAGGAGGTGGCACATGTCTGACAACAACATGTTCATTGTAATCACTCAACCTGTCCAAGCTATATACCGATGGGGCGTGCCAATGACTAAGCATGAAGCTTGGGTCAAATACCCAGAAACCAAAGGCATGAGCAGTGACGAGGTGTGTGATTGGATTCAAGAAAACGTTGATCCACGAGACCTGCTCAGGCCAGGTCTGCACGACAACAGCGCCGCTGTTGAGGAGGTTGTCTATGATGCCGACGCCGAGTTCTACGACCTTGAAATATCAGATGTAAGCACCGCCGATGATTTGGAGTATGCGAAAAATCATTTTACTGGCCGCGGTTGGAGCAGGGCACATTTAAAGTGGGAGACAGCAACATCCAGTGACGACGAGCTAGACGAGTTCATCGAGAAGTCGACCAAGGAACATGCATGGAGTGTCGACGACAGGTGGACCGAGGAGGATCCTAATTACGACGAGCCAGATGTTCCAACCTGCATAGGCGGCAACTACTCATACGAGGACGGGGATCTCATTGATTTCTGGAAACAGGCTGAGGCAGCAGGACTAGATCCTGTCGATTTTGAGCAGTTTTACTTTGAAGGTGAACTGCTGCGTCATGATGACGATGGAAAGCCTGTTGATGAGTTCTGCAAGGATTGGGAGCCATATCAGAAAGCCCTGGAGAAGAAGTCGCTCGAGGAGATCATTGAGATGAACCGTCGTTTCATGGCAGCAGCGGAGGTGGCACATGTCTAAAATCTACGCAACCCACAAGGAATACGGCACAGCTGTCAGTGTGAGGCTTGCTGTCCTGGACACGGATGACATACGCGCCAAAGCACCTGAGCTTAGCAAGTTGTCGGACCAGGAACTGGTAGCTTTGCTTGGCAAGTCAGAGATCATGCAGGACTTCGTCTACGAAGCTGGCGAGCTTGATGCCATCGAAGGCGCTTTATACGACGGCAAGCAGTTTTTTGAAGTCGAGCTTAGCCTAAGCGATGACAACAGAAAATTGATCCGCGAGCTGACAGGCACCTATGCGAAAGTCGATGAGGTGCTAAACACCTACAAGACCTGGACACTCGAGGAGGAAGACCATGATCTGATTGATGAGGTAGTAGCACTCGCTCACAAGGAGGAGGTCCACGTATGAGCATCACAGAAAACGACAGTATTACTGTGACTTGTTGTTTAACCGGCAAGACTCGCCCCTCAAGCAGAAAGTTTTTCAAGAACAAGGCAGCTCGCCTTGGTATTGATGAAAGCACTCTGCTTAGATACTACGTCTGCCGCGAAGCGCTAGTTCAGGCGGTCGATCATGGTAGGGACCTCGAGAAGCTGGCTGGCAAGTCAGTCGACTTGCAGCAACTGCTTTCCGAGAAGTCTTGGGGTGAGATTGTCAAAATAAACAACTATCGCAGCATGCGCTGATTCGGCTCACCCCTCATACAAGTAGCACAGCCGGTCAGTGTTCACGCACTGGCCGGTTTTTCATGTATCCAGTCAAGGCAAATCAGTTAGGGGGCTTACGTGCGTTAGGGGCCTAACTGATTCTGCTTGCACTCGATCAGCTGCTTATTGCTAGTCGGCTGAATGAACGACTTTGCAGTTCGAGCATTTAAGAAACCGTTTTTTGGCCACAAATATGGCTCCAATAAGTAGAAAGACCAATGCAGGTATAATGAGGGCTGAAACAACATAAGTCGTGAGCAACGCTCCTGATGCTGCATCAGCTGCTGAATCTGCAGTTGCAACCCCAGTTGCCCCTACAATAAGGAAAACCACTGCCCCTAGAATGTAGAGAACAGCTGGACTAGCAACGAGGTATCCTAGGATGACCAAAGGCTTTGGAAGCCAGAACAGTTTCACTAGCCTGAGTTCGCCTCGGTCACAGATTTTGCAAGGAACTGGCAACCCGTCCTCAACGCCCTCCGATGGCTCAACGTATTTGACTGACGCGGCTGCTTTAGCTTCGGTCTTACTTTCCTTGGCCTGAGGCTCTGCAGGAACATCTGCCACTATCGCCTCAAAATCAGTCCCGCAGCCAACACACGGAACGACCACCTTACCAACTAGGTCTACGATATTGGATTCACCGCAGTTTGGGCATTTGACGATCATAGGCGATGGTTTACCACATTCTGGTCACAAAACTCAATCCCCCACACGGTAGAAGCGCTTCTCAGCTCCTTCATCTAGGTCGACTTCAGTGGTGCCTTCTTCACCAATGACAACGGTCCGCCACTCGGCCCATGGGCCAGATACGGAGTCAGTCGCCTCAATGACAGCGTTGGCATTTTGATCTCCTGTTACGATGAGTTGGAGCGGCAACCTGATAGATAACTCTGGGGTCCGAGTTACGCTGCTTGGAAGGAAAAAACCGTCTGGCCAGAGATGTCTTATTTCAAGGCGTTCTGCCTCTGTTTGGCTGTGAAATGCTTTAGGGATGGTGATCGAGGTCAGCCTCCGGCAGTCATAGAAGGCCCAATCCCCAATGCTGGTTACGCTATCTGGGATGGTGATCCTGCTCAGCCTACTGCAGCTCTGGAAGGCCCCATCCCCAATGCTTTTGACGCCCTCGGGTATGGTGATCGAGGTCAGGCTGCTGCAGCCATAGAAGGCCCAAGGCCCAATGCTTTTGACGCCCTCGGGTATGGTGATCGAGGTCAGGCTCGTACAGTATCGGAAGGCTTCATCCCCAATGCTGGTGACACTATCAGGGATGGTGATGGAAGTCAGGCTTTCGCAACCAGAGAAGGCCCCACCCCATACACTACGCCCAATACTGGTGACAGGTAAGCCTTCAATTTCTGCTGGAATGACCAGCTCGCCTTCAGCTTCGAAGTAACAATCGGTAATCGTTACCTGACCATCAGCAATTTTATATGTCAGGTCACCGAGTGTGCCGGCACAAACGCTGGAGCTGAGGACTGAAAGGACCAACACCAACCAGATGGAATGCATTACGGGCTTTCTCATGATGGCTTGATTTTACCATAGGCAGAACAGGGAGCTCAATACATAGCAACGGCAGCAGGGTATTGCCAAACGTAGCAGCTTCTGGCAATGAGGCAGACAACTATGAATCCTGAAACAGATGACCTTAAGGCAATAAGGAACCAGCTTGGATCGTTAATCGCTGAAATGGAGGAACTGAACGCATGTTTCAAAGTAGCAGCTGAGAGCATAGCCAAAACTAATTCCAGTATCGCCAACAGCACCTCATATATCAGCATGTGGTCCTGGATATTGGGAATACTCGTGCTCCTCAGCGGCTTAACGCGATTAGTCACAGCACTGCAATGATCACGGTCAAACGCAGGGTTGATGACGGTTACGGCAAGGTCCACACAGTTCAGAAAGACACCTTCAGCAACCTCCAGGTGTTCCTTAGATTCATCGAGGATGACCTAGAATTGGGCTTAGACACGACTGTGATTGCAGAGGACCTACAGGACTACCTGGAGGACGAAGGCTACATTAGGAAGGTAGCCAGATGGATAGCTGAGAACACCTGCGATACGCACATCCACATTGATGACATTGCCAACCCTGACGGCTACGGCAAGCAGGTGGACGTGTTTGAGATTTGGGACGATGAGGGGCTGATCGCAACCAGCAGTTCGCAGCACTAGCGCTGTCTTTATGCCATCTCACCGGCTTCAAATCACTCCAACTTCAGGTATGACTCATTGCCGAGTATGATTTTAGGCAACTCCACGTTGAGCTTGTCTGACTCAGGAGTGAACTCAAACAGAGGTTTCCAAGTTTCGAGGTCCTTGGAGATGCCAAGCTTGTAGGTAGTGTTTGCTTGGACTGTGTAATCCAACATCAGGAACTCATCAGTCAGCTTGATGTCGTCTGCTTTAGGGCTGGCAGGCTTGCTGGTTGATGAGGCTATGTTTTCAGCAAGTCGATAGGTCAGAGTGCTTGTGATGACCCCATTCCAGTAACCTGCTTTCATAAGCACTGTGTTCGGACCTGCTATGAATTTAACTGCAACGCTGACAGGGTCGTTCAAAGAAAGCCTGTTGTTCAAAATACTCGCATCTCCATCCTGAATTTTCAGGTGATACCCATCTGCCGATCTACCACCAATATTGTAGCCAAGGATTTCCATGTATTTTCCCGAAGGAATTTCGATCCTAATCTCATCATTACCTTTAGCAAGCACGGTCACAATCTGCCCCAAGCTGTTGACAGCGGTTCCGAGAAAAATTGCAAGTAGGAGTGATCTGATCATGGCTTAAAGCTACAAAGCAGAAAGTTGGTCCTGCAAGCCAGATGGTGAGAGCGATTTAACTTTCTTCAGATTTCTTCCCGCCAAGTATTGACAAGGTGTAATACACCTCAGAAAATTGGATGGGCGGCTGGCATACGATAGCCAGTCATCGGCAACCTAGATGCCAGCAAGAAGTCTTACTCAGTGGGGTGCCAGAGATCCTGGAGCAACACTCACAACAGGTCAGGATCTCAAGAAGAAAGACCCTGAACGCTACCAAGCCATCGTCAGAGCCCTCAAGGAGGGCATTGGCCATGACTCACTCACACGTGTCTTCAACACAAGCAGGGAAGCACTCAAGGCGATTGAGGTAGCAGAGAAAGTTGAAGCCACCTCCCAAGATCAAATCCTCCAACGTCTTACACGCACACGAGACCTGTGTGTGAGCAAGTATCATGAAGCACTGGAAGCAGGTGAGGTGAAGGCGCAATCGCTACCCGTAGCTGTTGGCATTTTTACTGACAAAATCGTTCAGATCAGTGGTCAACCCTCGACAGTAATTGAACATAGATCGATTTCATTGACACCTGACGCACTGCATAGCCTCAAGTCTCAATGCAAGCCCTCGGAAGTCATTGAAGCAGAGGTTGTTGAAAGCCATGAGTCATAGTGGCTCAACTGAACAAAATGATTATTGTGCGAAGAACCACAGCAGATAGGGGGCGGGGGGGATCAGTTGTTTCAGAATTGCTCAACAATCGAGCGGATGTCCACACACACAACAAATGACAAAGCACTCCCTGATACGGGAGGCAAGAAGCGAGTCCGAGGTCGTCGTGCTAAGCGCAGGTCGATGCTGGAATCACCAGAACTACGCTGGAAGGCGGGAAGACAGGAACGATGGGTTACGGTCACCAAGCGACCACTCAACCGTCGTCTTATCGAAACCGATGTCGGCTTAGTTCACGTGAAGGACAACACGAGGTTTCAGGTAGGACTGAACTTTCCCTGCTGGGTAGAGCAGGACTCAGGACGAGTGGTAGCACGTGGGCTGCCTCGTCAGCTTCATAGGTGGTAGCTGATTCACAGATTTTCAAGTTCAGCACTAAGCAGTGTATGAACGACCCTGAGAAGGCTCAGGACGCCATGGATAGGTGTTGTGAGGTATGTGGCATGATGTGGGACGTAGACAGCCTCACAGTGCGATTTTGGGACAGTTTAGACGGTCCCTGGCTAGATGACTGGACTGAGGCTACCCAAGACAGCTTCTACGTAGAGATCGAGTCTGATGACTACAGTTAGATGGAGCCCACACCCAATCCTGCAGATACCCACTAGGGAGGAAGCAGAGCAGATGGCTGAGGCAGGTGTTCTTGAGCAGTATTACCAGCAGCGAGAGCAGCTGATCGAGCTGGAGAAGAAAGACCCCTACACCTATGGGATGGACCACCACAACACGACAGGTGTGTTCACTCACTGGGAGGATGCTGATAAGGCATTGGATGATCCAAACATCGACATCCTGTATGTGTTCGGTGGCAACCGAGCAGGGAAATCGAGGTGGATAGCCAGCAGGGTTGTTAGGGGGATGGTCAACAATCCCAAGTTTGCAGCTTGGTGTTGTCACAGTAGCAACGACTCAAGCATTCAGGTTCAGCAGCCCTACGTGTGGGAGTATTTGCCGCTGGAGTGGAAGGAGCAGAAACGCTCAGTGCGCTCAGTGGTGAACATAGGCTTCAGCCAGAAGAACGGCTTTAGCAATCGCACGTTTGTGGGACCTAACCACAGTCAGTGTTGGTTCAAGAACTATACACAAGACCTCGGCACACTCGAGGGAACTGAGCTTGATTTGATTTGGTGTGATGAGCTTGTTCCGCTGCAGTGGATACAGACGCTGCGCTATAGGCTTGTCAGTCGTAAAGGCAAGCTCGTGGTGACTTTCACACCTATCGATGGCTACACGCCTACTGTGAAGGACGCCATGGAAGGAGCCATCATTGAGGAGACTAGGGAAGCCAAGTTGCTAGACCCTAAGTCACCTCAGACGATAGCAGGAGTGCCCAGAGGGCACATGCCATACACCGCTAGAACTAGAGGCGGTAACGGCAAGTTGATGTGGTTTTTCAGTGAGTGGAATCCCTACACGGATTTCGACCGCATGAAGAAAACCCTGACGGGAAGGACACGTGAGGAGGTTGAGATTCGTGGCTACGGCTACGTCTCAAATCCAATCACTGGCAAGTTCCCGAGGTTCACAGATGCGAACATCGTATCGAAGGACCAGATACCTAAGACAGGCACTAACTACATGTGCGTTGACCCAACTCCTGGGGACAGGAACTGGTTCATGCTTTGGGCACGTGTGGATGAACTAGGCAGGGTGTTTGTCTATAGGGAGTGGCCAGACATGGCTAACTATGGTGAGTGGGCTCTGCCATCGTCCAAACTGGACGGCAAACGAGGCCCAGCTCAGACAGCCGACTGCGGTCGCAACCTGAGCCAATACAAGCAGCTGATCCGAGAGCTCGAGCGTAACGACGGTGGAATTCACGAGCGCTACATTGACCCACGAGCAGGCAGAACCGCTGTCCTGAGTCAACGTGAGCACAATCAAAGCCTGATTGACCTGCTTGCCACACCTGATCGAGGTGCTGGTGGTGAGATCACTAAAGACGGCTTGTTGTTTGTGCCAGCACCGATGGTCACCGTGGATGAATCATGTGCCCTGGTGAACAACCTGTTTGGATACAACATGAGCGAGGAGGTGTCCGTGTTGAACGAACCAAAACTATACGTCAGTGAGGAGTGTCAGAACCTGATTTACTCGCTGAAGACATGGACCAATGCCGATTTGGACAAAGGCGCGAGCAAAGACCCTATCGACTGCCTCAGATACATGATTCTGATGGACCCGATGCACGTTGAGCGCACTGCTGAGTATTCCACAGCAATCGGCAGCTACTAGATATGAGCCACAGCTACGAGGACAAACTCATGGCGACGACAGAACCAAACGTCGCTGAACTACGCACAGACTTTCGCAGGTCATACAGTGATCAGCGACTGACTTTCAGGGTTAGGGAGGGGGATGAAACCCGATTTGCATCATGGACAGGACAGTCCAGGGATGGAAAGAAACACGCTAAGGACATTGGGTCAGCCCCGTTCCCGTGGGAAGGAGCATCAGACACCAGAATACGCCTCGCTGATGAGGTTTGTGCCTTCATGGTTGATCTAAGCACCTCTGCAGTAAGCAGAGCAGCGCTGAACGTGTCAGGAACCGAGAGCTCGGATAGTGAGAAAGCCGCAGCAGTCGGCCTCTACCTGCGTTGGATGCTTCAAACGCATCTCCAACCAGATTGGGAGGAAGAACTGCGGCTGCACAGCGAATACGCAGCGCAGTATGGTTGGTCATGTCTACATGTGACTTGGGATCGTTGTTATGCCCAAGTTCCCCGCCGAATAACCCTCCAATCCCTCACCGGCTTCTTAGGAGTCGACGCCCCTCAGCAATTCGAGGCCCTCCAGGCTGCGCTGCGTGACCAGCAGGAGTATCTCGCTGACTTGTTGGTGGCTTCAAATGAAGGACTGACGAGGAAGAAAGCACTCAAACACATCAAGGAAGTCGCTGAGAAAGGCGAGACCATGTTTGAGATGCCAGAGATGGTGCGCAACCGACCATCCATCGTAGCACTCCGTCCTTACTATGAGGTGTTGTTCCCACCTGAAACGCAGGATTGGCACAGAGCCAGAGCGATATTCCGTAGGGATTACTACACCGTCGCAGAATTAGATGCGAAGGCGGCTTATGGTGAGTGGAGTCGTGAATTTGTCGACGCTGTTAAGAAAACTGCAGGTCAAAACAGCCAGGTGTGGGACTACGGCTTGTCACCTGTGATTGGTGAGACTGAACGCATTGAGGAACGCAGCAACCTGATTGAGATTGTTCATGCCTACAGTCGCAGAACCACTGAGAACGGCAATCCTGGCATCTACCTCACAGTATTCAGCCCATACATCGAGAAGGACCAGCGTGGTAACGAGGTGTATGCACAGCACGAGCTAGTAACCGAAGCAGGGGACACATACCCGTTTGAGGTGTTTACTCGTGAGAAGACCCGCAGATCACCTATCGAGTCTCGAGGTGTAGCTGAGATTTGTCGCACATGGCAGAACGAATACAAAGCACAGGCAGATCAGATATTTGATCGTTCGTCGTTCGACACACTGCCTCCGTTGAAAGTCCCACTACGCTACGGTCAACGCATCAAAATCGGCCCTGGTGTGCAGGTCTCAGAGCAACGTCCTGGAGACATCGGTTGGATGGAACCACCTCGTCGTGGTGCAGAGCTTGCTTTCGAGCTAATGAACCACATCCAGGAGCGCACCGACCGCTACTTTGGACGTCCAAACGAGAAAGTTCCACCTGTGGAAACACAGCTCAAGCAACAAGCCTTCGTGCATCGTTGGCTACGCCACATGAGCACTGTGATTGGTCGTATGTGGGGCCTGTGTCAGCGATTTGAGGATGACGAGAGGTTTGCCAGAGTAACTGGCATGAACATGCCTCTGCCACGTGATCCAGGCCAGTTTGACCTGCAACTGCACTATGACGTGCGTGAGCTGGACCCTGAGTTTGTGGATAAGAAACTGCAAGCCATCAGTCAGTTTGTGTTGCCAGAGGATGCCATGGGCATTGTCGATAGAACCAAGCTGATCAGGAAGAAACTGCAGGTCATCGATCCAACACTGGCAGATGAGTTGGTCACAGAGACTGCTGAAGCATCACAAGCGATGTTTGAGGAGGTTCAAAGCCAGACAGCACTGATGGCACTAGGCAACCAACCCAAATATGTTGAGAACGATCCTAGTGCTAACATCAAGCTGCAGTTCCTACAACAGATCATCGGCAACAACCCGAAATACCAACAGCAGCTGCAGCAGGACGAGCAGTTCCAGCAACTGGTGCAGTCCTACGCGCAGAACCTCAACATGAGTGTCATGCAGAACCAGAACAAGCAGATCGGCAGGATAGGAGTGAACCCGAATGCGTAGTGATGAATCAAACTGGGAGGAGTGGATGCTGGATGCGTTCCGTGTTCCAGACGACCACCCGATGAAGAAAGCCATCCTGGCAATACTGGATGAAGCTGCCCAAGCAGACGTGGCCTACGTGACAGTGCCTCAGGCTACGGACTCAGAACGGCATTTTTGTGCTGGCAGGTTGTCAGCGATTCAGGATTTGCACTCAGAGTTTGTTGAGTTGTTTAAGGAGGCAGGGAAGACTTAATTTGCCAGCATTATGGATGCACTGGCTTGACTTAAAAGATGCCTTTGATGAAGGACCACACATAGACTAACGCTGCTGCTCCTAAGACCCAAAGGAGCAAACCACCAGCGAGAACGGCTATCTGCCTGAAGGCGTCGCGCCACCAGCGAACCAACCCCCCGAACCAATCAAGGTCGATTCGTTCACCACAGTTTGGGCAAACGGTAATAGCGTCCTTAACAGTGTATTCCTCCAACTTGCGATTGCAGCTAGGACACCTCACGAAGTTGATGTTATTTGAAGCATCAGATTGCACCAGATGAAAAAACCTCACCTCAAGCGATTCAGGACCTGCACTCGGAGTTTGTGGAGTTGTTCAAGGACGCGTCAGAAGTAACCCAAGCTCAATAAAAACACCCAGAGGATAAACCCCACCAAAACCCAGAAAACGATGCTGTTGGCTTTCTTGCTTCGCTGAGTGCGATGCAGCGCTAACCCGACCTCGCCGCCACAATGCGGGCATCGAGTTGATCTGTCATCCAAGTCAGGTTTGAAGCAATGAGGGCACTGCATGGTTACCAGTTGTATTTGATGTAGTCTCGAATCGCTGTTCCAAATAGCGCTATCAAAACAGGGATAAGCACCACCCATAACAATGAAATTGCCACTAGTGGCAGCTGTGGGAGGACTTCTAGCAGTGTGGTTTTTGTCTGCGCAACCCAATCGATTACAGTCAAATTGCCGCAGCGGAAACAATAAGCCTGCCCGTATTTATTGAGCTCGCAGAATTCGTTTTCGTATCCGCAACTGCATTTGAATGAGCGGACTTTAGACATGCGATATTGATAGCTAAGCCAAAATTCGCAGCAACCTAAAAAAATTTTACCTCAGCTGTTGACAGGTGTAATACACCTGCGAAAATTACTACGGTGTCCAACCAATATCGGCTTCTGGCGAGCCGCTAAATCGCCTGGTCTACGGTTTCTTGCGACCGCAACAGCATGGCAATCGATACATCTATGACCGTGGATAACCAGCCCACGGAGGAAGCAGTCGAAGTTGGT